GATTGGATGTTTGACGTGGCTGAGAAGCAAATACCCGGTTTTAACTGGGGCCTTTTCATGTCATGGCAACCCAAAACGCCCGAGGAGATGCTCAACGCACCCTCATTCTCAGAACCAGTTGAAATTGCTCATCCCGATTTTAATCTCGTTGCCGATTTCGGCAACGGTAACGCGCACGCCATATACGCCAAGGACCCTACGGATGCTCCCATCCCTAGTCCACCTCCTGGCGATCATACCGAACCGTCTCCGGACAGCAGCAGCAGGCCCCAACCGTCCAAACCATTGCAGCATGATTGGTCAACACGATCATGGGAATGGACGCCTGCTGACTCTTCCGAAACAGAGACAGATGATGATTGTTTCGTCTTCAAAGACGATCCCTCTCGCAAACCCAATTCTTGCTTCTTCCCATTTTCGGACGATGGTCGTCAGACGGCGGGGTTAGGCTCTGCAGCTCGAATTTATTCGGCCCGTAATACCGCAGGGGTAAGTCGAAGCATTGCGTCTTCGCAGCCCATCTTAAATTATGACGAAAAGCAAGAAAAAGACGAGAAGGATAACACATCACGCACAATGGAATCCAAACGACAAACACGGCCGATAATGAGGATATTTCCAACCTCAGCACGGCAAAACAACACTACAATTGGCAGCAAGTCTGTCAAAAGAACGCATGTACAGCGTAAGGTCAAACGAAATGTTCCAATACGCCCGGCGGGTGCAAACACCATCGACCCGCCACCGGCATCACAGACGGTGCGCGCTAAAGACGAATCTAAATATTCAGGTTCTATTGAGCGCGCATCTGCTGGGGTGTCGGGATAGAAATGGTCGAACCGGACGGTGCTTTTGTAGTGGGCACCGACCGTTTAACAACAGAGAACGATTAAATCCACAAACAACAACCATGCCTCTAAACCACGAGTCACAACAATTCATCAAAGCTGCCACTGCCGCTCCTGACAACGATCTCACTCCTAGAGTGCCCGACGGTGCCGGAGCCCGAACTTTCACTCAGAAGTTCGTCAGGCAGGCTACTATTGATACCCAACCTGGTTTTACCAGGATAATTGTCGCAACCCCAACCCTCCCAATGGCGTTTTACACCACCACTTACAACACGAGTGGTGGTTTCACACCTGTAGGAGGATTCTACCCATCGCTCAGTTCTAGCGGTTCCACATATTTGGAAACGAAAACTGAGTTCCCTCAATGGGCCACGATAGTTTCACCTTCCGGGATATCAAACACACAAAACGTAGACGCAGCAAGATGCTTAGCTATGTCAGCAGAATTAGAATGCACCACCAATAGTTTCAACCAATATGGCACTGTGCTATGTTTCAAGACGCCCATGGCTCTTACGAACAACCCAGATGTCTTAAACGGTTCTGTCATTGGGCCATCAGCATTAACCATCACCGGCGCAACAGCAATCATTCCAGATGCAGCCGCTACTGGTTCGTACTTTACGTTCGTCAAAGACGGAGCTTACTCCGTCTCAATGAACAGAATGGGCGGATCAGGCGACTTTCCATTCACCGAGTTGATTGATAACGCCGCCGCAGGCGAAGTAGTCACGTCAAACATCACCGGGACCCCGGGAAGCGTAGACCAGATTCCTTGGAAAGGATGCCCCCTCATTTGGGACAACAATTTTGATTGCATCGTCTTCAAAATTACCGTCCCAGCTGGGGTACCTTCAGCGCAGTCTTTCATTGTAAAGAACTTCATTACCTTTGAATGTCGCACCATCTACGGATCTTTTCTACACAGCATCTCCCAACCCGCACCCGCACGTGACCCTCAAGCCTTCAGACTTTATGGCGCCTTGCAGGCCAACCTACCCGTTGCCGTACCATCTAGAGAGAACCCAGACTTTTGGAATACAGTGCTTAGCATTATAAAACCTTTGTCCGGGGTCACCTCATTGATCCCCGGCCCGATCGGAGCAGTCAGCAAAGGAGTCCACGCCGTATCCTCAGTTTTGGCTCCCAACAGCAAGAAGACCAAAGCCAAACTCAACGCAGGAGGTTACCAGCTGCAACTCAAGAACAAACGCAAACCGAAACAAAAGAAAACAAACAAACAACGTAGACTCATCACGAACAGAACACGACGTTAGTTTCCCATCCAACCACATAGTTAGTTTACACATGCGAGAATAGTACACAACTTCACTTCGATCTCTTTTCGACCCAACTCTCGCACTACACCACCC